AATGATATCATTTTTTCAGTATTAAAAAGTTGGATTTCAAAATGGTGATGGTGTGCGAACCACCCGTGTACATTTTCCAAACAAATGTTACTTCATCCGTGGGTGCCAAATCCAAAATAGTGTCAATTTGAATACTATGGAAATTTGAATCCGTGGCCGCATAAGCCGTGGTGTTGATGCCATTGATTTGGATTGCATATTCAATTGATTTGTTTCCACTTTGACCAAACGAAGCCATGCCCGTGAACTTGTATTGGCCACCATCGGTGCATACATATTTGGATGGGTTTAATGTGGCCGTGATATTTTGCACATACCCGATTGATTCTTTTTGTTCCATGGGGATGGTATCCCACAAGGTTGAATCCGTTGAGCGGGTTGCGGGGTTGTTGTTGTACATCGTGATTTGGTTAAACTGCACGATGGATTGCAAGTTCTCAACTTGATGAACCAATGTCGACACACTATTTTGGTTGTAGTCCTCATCTTGGTTGGTGTCCAAATAATCTTGGCCGTTGAACTTGTACGAATTCATGATACCTTTCGCAACCGAATAATCCTTCAAATATGTTTCCCCACTTGGTGTTGGCAATGGGTTTGTAAAATCGGGCCGTTTCCCCGTGGTTGTAAACCTCATAATTTCCACATCTGGGTATGTTACCAATTCCAGGTTGGCAATCTCCGTCAACATATCGTATTGGATGGATTGGATTTTGTAGTAATTCGATGAAATGGCGATGGTGTCGTTCAATTCAAGATTCAACCACTCGCCCACGGGTAACACCGCAGTCATTTTAACCACCCTTGATTGCGTTGAATACATACGGGTAAGGTATTCCGTCCAATACAAATCATACATCGTTTTTGTGGGTGCATCACCACGCAATGACAATTCTAATCCGAACGCATTTGAATAACTATTTGAAAGGGTTGGGTAATCGGAATAAGGTGTCATCAACGGCATCACATATTGCACAACATTATTGAAATACCACACATCCGAAACCGATTGTTTGCCTCCGTAGTAAAACAAGGTATAATCTTGTTGAACGGGTTTGAAGTCGGTATCCAAAAACACGGGGATGTTCAATTCCGTTTTGCGAACTATTTGCCCATTCAAATTGACTTGGTTCATCGCCTGGGGGGCAATCACATGGAATGGTGTTTCAATGTTAAATTCATCCGTTGGGTAATCAATTAACGGCATGAACTTAATTGATCCGTATTCCCGTTTGTTAATTTGTTTGTAGTACGCATTGGCCAAGCATGTTGATTCTTGGTGGCTCATACTCACATGGCGTGGTATTGGTAATTTGTCGTGCTGAATGTCCTTAATATCCACATACGATGTCCAATTCTTTGTTGTTCCCAACGCCAACCAATCCGCCAAATTGTGGATTTCAATTGTCTTTTCACCCGTTGGAACTAATATGCAGTTGAAACCTTGCAACACCCCATTGATGAAATCTTTGATGGGTTTTTGTGGCATGGCATCTTCCATGCGGATGCTCGTTCCGTTAATACCTTGTGGGGCTTTGTAACACTTAAAAGTGATGGCAATTGTTGACCAACCACCCGTTGCACGATAACGCACCGAAACCACATCCCCCGAATTTAATCTTTGGTTGAAACTTGCCCCCACCGCTGCCGATGTTGTTGTAAATATCAATTGACTTGGTGCAAATTCTTTACGCCCGTTTAGGAAAAAGGCGATTTCCAAACTTTGCAACGCAACACCTGGGGCAATAATACTCAACACATCCAATGAAAACTGATAATAACCCCCTCGGTTACAAGTGTAATCCCCCGTTGTATTGTTGTAGTTCCCCGATGGGTTTGAAACGATGGTTGGGAATATCAATTGGGCGTATGTCAATACTCCCGATGTTGCCGTAAATGTTTGTGGTGAATTGGAAGCATGGCAAGTTCCTGGCAATGTGTATTCGGGATCGTACAATGGCCCCGCCGTTTGCATTGGCAACACATACAAATCATCCATTTCGGGCCTTGTAAGGAATGAACCCGTCAATGTGTATCCAATATCATTGCTATTGAATGCAGTAACCAACATTTCACGAAGGCGAATCGCGGGGCGTAAATCATCCACCTCAACACCCCTTGGTTTTAAGATGTTTCCGTTTACTCCCGTCAATGTGGAATATCTCCATTGTTGGTTGTAATCTGCAATCGGCCATAAAATATCACCACCCAATAAATTTTGATCCCATGAACTCAATATGTTTGTGTAATTGGCCGTGTGTTCGTATTCACTCCAATCAACTTCGTTCATCAATGTTTCGCCCCACGCATCCAACAATTTTTTGGTCGTGCCGTAAAAAATGATGTTGTACAATTGTGGCAACCCATCCTTGAATTTACAACCAATCAATTCAACACGACCTTCAAATACGGGTAATCCGTTGATGAATATGGTTGCGTTTTTACCAATGTTGGGATTCCAACCCACGATGACCATGTTTTCATCAAACCAATTGGCAAAGATTTGGTTGTTAGTGTCCGATGCGGGTATTTGGAAATCTTGGGTGTAATCTGTCCAAATGGTGGCAAGGTTCATCAAGTCCTTTAATTGCCTTGTAAGGGGTACGGATTCATCTTGGAATAAATCCACGGGTACTTGGTAACTGAATGTACCGCCCAACGCTTCCAACTTTTCAATGCAACATTCTTGGCCTTCAATAAATCCCGATGCCGTGCGTTGGTTGTACGCCAACATTATTGGCCCGATGGTATCGGTGTTACTATCTTGGATGGATAATGAAAATCTAATTGCCATTATCGTACTATCTTATTAATTTTTGGTTGGTTGTATTCCATTTGAATGGTGTACAAAATCAACTTTTCGTTTATGCGGGTTTTCTTTTCAAATGTGGTATCAATAATCCTTGCCGACAAAACTTGTGGGCCGTTCACCAATACATTCACCGAATAAAAAATTTGCTCAACCACATCAACATCGTTTTGCGTGATCCAATCCGTGTTCACTGTCATCACCTGGGTACTATTAACCAAATAAGGTGTGGTAATTGGAACGCCGTATGTCCATGATTGTGCAAGGTCGGTTTGTTTGTAAATCGGTTGTGAATACTTTTCACCGCTGATTTGGTTCGTGGTGCGGTGTACTCCGTTAAACAAGAACGAATCATACACCCCGTATTTGTTTAGGAACAAAACATCTTGTTGGCCGTACTTATTTTCACACACAAAATTCAATGGAATCACAATATCATCCCCCGCCTTTACAAAAGTTATGTTGGTTGATGCCGATACTCCACCCGCTGCCAACAATTGTACAATCTCAATACCTTGGATGGCGTTTGCACTTAACCCACTCACCGCGTTTGGCGTGATGGTTGCACTCCCACAAGTGATTGAAGTAACCACAGTTGCATCGTACCACAAATATGCCGTGGTTGTTTCTGCGGTGATGGTAACTTGTGTTTTGTCCGTGTAAACCACTTTTGAAAATCCATCGTTAAACCCTTCCGATGTGTAAGTGTAACCCAATGTAGCCAAAACAACATTGGATGTCGCATACGCCGTGTATGTGGTTGTGGTGCCTACTAAATACACCCCACGCACTTTGACGGCAACACGCATTGCCCCATTCCCGATATTTGGTTTGTATGTGCCGTTGATTAAATAATCCTCGGTCAACATTTGTTCTACCAATTTGTGAATGTCAATCCATCCACGCCCACTTCCATATTGGTCGGGTTTGCGGTTAATTGTCCAATTGGGTGAACCTGGGATTGTGGTTGTGCCACTCCACACATATACATCGCATTGATAATAGAATGAATCTGCGGTGTATAACGCATCGTAAAATTGGTAAATCAATGGGGATTTTGCCCCACATATCGCACTTGGTTGTTCGTTGAATGTCATCGTTTGAATCTTGCTTTTATGTCTTTGGCCATTGCCGTGGTTAATGCCTTATTGAATGATGGTAAAATCTCCTTTCGTGCCATTGTAACAAATGGGAATGGTTCAATACCAAAGTGTTTAATTTTTCTGTTCATCATAAATCGCATTGCGTTTTCATCGGCCTTGCCTTTGAATCTCCCCGTTCCCATATCCCGTGGTTGAATGCGTTTCATTTTCGTCCAATTCCGCATCGATGCCAACGGAATGCCCTTGCCTGGCTTCCTTCCGTTCTGCACATAATCGGCAGTTTGGTTCATGGTTATCCCCATGT